GATGTTAGTTTTCTTGGCACTCCACATAGACATATATTTCATTTCCGTATCAGCATTGATGTATTTCATAATGATCGTGATATTGAGTTCATTCAATTCAAACGCTGGTTAGAAAATCTCTACAAAGACAGCGTAATCAAATTGGATTATAAAAGTTGCGAAATGATCGCAGATGATTTATATCTACAAATAGCCGCACGTTACCCTAACCGTAATGTCACTATTGACGTATCTGAGGACGGCGAAAACGGATGCGTTATCAACTACAACCTTACCCGTCCTGCACAATCAATTGTAATTTAAGGAACTAACATGGCCCAAGAATGGCTTAAGAAGTATCTTCGCATGAAACCCGAAGTCTCAAACATTTTCGAAGACCTCGAAAACTATCAACGTTTTTGTCAGGATTACGGATATCCGTTTGATGAAAAAACACTATACAATGAGCGTGCTCCAAGTCCTTATGGCGAGTATATCAAAATGCTTAAAGGTCGCGAGCCCTGGGATCAATGGCGTACTCCAAGACGTGAACGCAAAGACTTCCAACCACGCAACACTAACTACAGATTCAACAGAGATCAATAATGACCAATCCTTTTCGAGATCAAGAAAAGTTCATGCGTGCCTGTGATCAAACAGTAGGCGAGTTCAATGAAGCACAGTACAGACTGTATCGTAACCTTATTGACGAAGAAGTCAATGAGTTACGACAGGCAGTAAAGTTCAATGATCAAGTTGAACAGTTAGATGCCTTGATTGATATACTAGTTGTTGCCATTGGTGCTATTCATAGCGCAGGCTTTGATGCCGAAGGTGCTTGGAAAGAAGTCATGGCCACCAACTTTGCTAAAATTGGCAACGACGGCAAGGTACGCAAGCGTGAAGATGGCAAGGTCCTCAAACCGGTGGGATGGACGCCACCCAACTTAGCGCCATTTGTGGAGAAACAATGAGAAAACTATGGTACATGGGCTTGGAGCCTTATTATGCCTAAAGATGTTACAACAATAGGAAAGACTATGAACACTGATAAACAAAATAAAGAATTTGAGGGTAAGATTGCTAAGAAACTAACCGAGTATCATCAGAAAAGAGATACACAGAAAAAACAACTTAAAGAACAACAAAGAAAACCTAAACAGTAAAACTTTTAGGCATACGGCGTATATACGCATTGGCTCTTGGTATTCGTCCGCCTTTGCGTTGTATGCAAACTCTTATGGTTTCCCAGTCCTTGCGGCCAAGTCTTTTTAAAACATTTAATTTGCCCTTGATATACTCAACTGTATCATCGGCAAATTTCAATTCATAATACCACATAGAATTTTGTTTCATTGAATCAGATTTGGCTTTGCCTTTTCTAACTTTACTCATAAGTTGTTTAGTTTGTTCGGATGCTAGACTGGTATTATAAAAATCCGATCCACCATTATGTGCATTAAGCCAATTATGATTTGATCGTGCATCAATTTTGTGTAAGAATCGTGATTCCCATGCTCTACATTCGGTTATAGTACTAAATGTTTTTCGAATCTCAAAAGTAAATGAATTAATACCATCTTGTTTAATTAGTTCTTTAACAGTACGAGATGATGTAAAGTATTTGTTCCAAAGGTCTGATGGTTGGCAATTACGGCTATATCTTGACCCATAATAGCGTCTGCCACTAGGAATGTGTGTTATAATATAAGTGTATGGTGTGCGGTCTCCCGCAGTATAAATATTCATGCTGATTGCTCCTTGTAAGCATTAGAGTCGGTGGGAACGCCAATTCCGCGATCGACACTATTATTTATTTCTTTTTAGCCAAAATTTCTACTTTTTCCTTTGCATTGTCTTTTGGTGCTTGCGATGTAGATCCCATGGCACTCAATTGCCCATTTGTCTGTTTAAATTTTTGGGCTTTTTGAAGGTTTAGTACTGCAATTTCGGATATTCTCATACTAATATTTAGTTGTTTCTATGCAACAACATAATTGACCTATATAAATAATTATGCTATACTATAGCGTAGTCGGGAATGGTTCCCAACTTTTAACCTGTAGATAATGAAGATCTACGAAACTTGTTGCTTGAGGAGGCACATATGAAACTTGATAAAACTCTCATACCCTATATTTCTGTAGGGCAAAATAAACGAACCGAATTTGAACAAATCATCAATGACTTCTTTGATGACTTTGATATGCACTTGTATATCCGTGGTCAAGCAGGCGTTGGTAAAACTCATACGGTAATGCGTGAAGCAGACAAACGAAACATTGTTCTTTGTCACTTTGAAGGTAACATAAGCCGTTGGGCATTTATGAAAAAGTTAGCCTGTACCCTGCACTCTGCAGGTTGGCCCCCAAATGATACTAATCCCAAAGATTGGTTGGATCCAGAAGATTTACCAAAAGTTGTAGTGTATTGTGATGACTTACAAACATTGTTTGATCCCGACTTTGTTGACACAATGAAGATCGCATTAGAGCAAGAAATGTCTGACAAACTTGTATATGGGGCAAGTCTCGGGGCACAATACAAGCAAGCAGAACCATTTGAGAGAGCCGCTATTGATCACTTTAGAACCGAAGGAGAACCAGGATTTAAAATTCCTTTTTACGGGAGGGTAAAGTTTATCTTTACCATGAATCATGCTCTTGCTACAGACCTTGATGTTGCTGAGGCTAAGAAAGCAAAAAAATCAATGAAAATGATTAACGAACTTGAGGATCGTTATGCCATCTTTAGTCGTCTTACATATCAAGATCAGTATATGGCCAAAAACGAGTATTGGGGATGGATTGCTGATCTAGTACTCAATCATAATATCCTGCCAAATGCTACTCAAGAAGATAAAGAAGAAATGCTAGAATTTCTGCACGAACACTGGGAAAATCTTAAAGATAAGAGTGTTCGTATGGTAAAACAAAAACTCTGGAAGGATTTAGAAAAATTCAAGCATCGCCCAGGGCACGATTATAAAGGTCGTTGGAAACAACTCATTCGTCAGGCGGCTTAAATGAAGAAAATAATTGATGCCAAAGCACTTCGTGAAAAAATCGAAGGGCTATACAAAGGTAAGGACCTATCTAACGACGATGATAAAAGACTGCTAAAGAACGAACGAGCGTCTTTGCAATATCAAGATCCGGAATTTCGTGCCGAGTGGGAGGCTAAAGATAAAGAAGCCCGGGCTAGGAAAGAAGCAAATCCAGAGTTCAGAGAGGCACGAGTTCAGAGAGGCAAAAAAATTGTCAAGGATCTAAAGCGTAATCAAAAAATTGCAAAGACTGTTTCTAAACAATATGAAGATCCCGAGTTTAGAGAATTTAAGTCTAACGTTATTAAAGATGCGTTTAAGAATCCCGAAAAACTGGGCAATCTTCACAATGGAATAAAGATTCGCGAAGAAAATGGTTGGTATGAAAAACGCGGCAAAGCATACAAACGAATCCAAACGCCATATGGTGAATTTGAAAGTAAAAAGGCTGCAGTAGAAGCGATGACTAAAGCCGGAGTAGCAAATGCCAGTGGCAAGTTAAGCGTTTGGTTGAATACAAAAAAAGATTTGTATTATTATATACAAAAATAATATTTTTAAATCATATATAATACAAAGGAGACATCATATGTTTACACCAAAAAAAGAAGATATGTTAATTTGGTATAAAATGCAGGCAATGATAAAGCAAGCAAAAACAAATAACACTAACATATAAACTAAACCCGCTTCAGCGGGTTTTTCTTCCAATACTATTGACTCATGACCTAAATATTTGTTATACTAATGCAATAGAAGGAGAATTATGCGTAAACTAATTTATATGGGGCTCGAATCGTACAAGGCTCGATACACTCTACAATTACAAGATTGGAACGAACGTGTATTTAAACGTCGCGGGGTTGATTACGTTCTAGTAGAAGGAGAAACTCTAGATAGTGATAAAGCCATTGTTACTGGCCAAGTCTTAGATGCACATGGTAGAACTTACTACTCAATGACGCAAATGGCCAAACTAATCAAAATGCTCAAAGAAGGAGAGATTAATAGCGATGATGTCATATATTTTGAAGATATGTTCACGGCCGGTATCGAAAGTCTCCCCTATATTTTTGATCAAATTGATCCTGTTCACCGTCCTCGTATATTTGTCCGCTGTCTTGCTCAGTCAATTGATCCGGATGATTTCGTACATGTATGGGGCATGAGCCGGTGGATGGGCTTGTATGAAAAGATGGTTGATTCATTTGTTGATGGTGTGCTAGCCAGCAATGAAGAAATGGTCATGCACATGAAGATTGCAGGCTGGGAGGCACCCATCTATAATATTAGCGGGCTGGCATTTGGCAAAGAAGAAGTACGTGGTCGTGTTGCTGGCGAACTAAAGACATTTGATCAACGTGCCATGCGAGTAGGGTTTGCAGCACGGTGGGATCAAGAGAAGCAACCTGACTTCTTTATGGACTTGATAGAAGAATGGAACCGTCAATATGGCGATAGCATTCCGGTGGAATTCTGTATCTTCAGTGGTGCTAAGTTAAAAAGCAACAACGACAGTTACATGGCACGTACACGTGACTTGCAACAACGTGGCTTACTAACCATATACGAAGATTTAGAAAAGAACGATTACTATGATCTCCTTAACGATACTCGTGTGTTGTTTAACTGTGCTCTCCAAGATTGGGTCTCAAACACAGTCTCGGAAGCAGATACTCTCGGAGCCAACGTTTTATATCCTGCTTATCGCAGTTTCCCTGAAACTTTTGCAAATGACCATAATAGGCTTTACATTCCTTGGTCATTAACCGATGCAATGGATAAACTAAAAACATTGTTAAAGTGGAATCATAATACCGGAGATATCAGTAACTGGACTGATGGTACTATTGATCGCATCGTTGATATCTTAGAAGGTTCAGGCGAGAAATGGTTGCGTATGAGCACAGACTATCGTAAGCACACACACGAAAGCAAGTATTGATATGGTAACACGTAAAAAGAAAGAAGAACCTGTAGTAGAAAAGGTTGCAAAGCCCGCAGTTAAAAAACCAAAGGCTGTGAAAGAATCATGGCCCAAGGTAACAGTAGGCAGTCACTTGACTGTTACCCGTTACGAAAACGGGCAGACAGAACTCAAGTGGGACGACGAAGCCCTGCGTAGAGAAATACGTGAGGTTTGTGCACCAAAAGAAACGGTAGCAGTAAAGCCAAAACGTCAGAAAAAGACTAGCGATAGTCAGCAAATTAGTATATAATCATTAAACACTTAAAGGAAATTAAAATGGCAACATCAAAAACAGTAGCAACTCCAGTAGCGGAAAAAACAAACGCACATGCAGACATTGAGTCAGCATTGGCTGTATATCAAGCAGAACATGCCAAGTTCGAAGCAGGTAATAGTGCTGCAGGTACTCGTGCTCGTAAAGCATTAGCAGAGTTGGGCAAAGCAGTTAAAGCACGCCGTAACGAAATTACTGAAACTAAAAACGCACGTAAAGAAGCAAAGGCTTAATCATGGCAACAAAGAAAACAATCGCAGTAAATAAAATCAGCGATAAACTAGACAAAGTCAATGAGTCTTATACCATCAATATGTATGACAATGGCTTTATGTTTGAAATCGGCGGACGTAAAGATGACGATTGGAAAACTGCCAAGATCATGGTGCAAACCGTTGAACAATTGGTTGAACTGATCCGAGAAGCTGCAGAAATGGAAAGAGACTGATCATGGCCATATGGACTGTTAGCACTTATTACAAGAAATCTTGCGAAGAAGTCGAAACATACCATCAACAACAAGGCGATGGTATAGTAACTGTTAGAAACGGTTACCGTTACGGTGAATGGACAGTAGAAACCACAGACAATAACCCACCAGAGTTTGAATTTGTAGAAGTTCCCGGCGGAGATGGTAAACGAGACAGTATTGATATGTTGGACTGCGAAGTTAACAATATTGAAAATGTTGAACTTGTTGAACTGTTTGATGGTGGTTGCTGGTACAATGTAGCCATGGCCAATCTAGACGAGGACGAAGAAGCCGAGCTAGAAGAGTTTCTAGATGAAAACAGTCCATATGAGTTAGAAGAGCGTGAGGACGATCCCTGGATGCAAAGCGATACACAGTGGTGGATCTGGGGACCGATTGAAATCAAAAATGAAGCCGGCGAGCGTGTGCGCATTATTTGTGCAGATGATGACGGCAACGTTGTTGACTTCGAGGAAGATGAATGATCAGAAGTATTAGTAGTAATAGCCCTTGGCTTACTGTCAACAATGGATATGGCACTGGGTCAATGTACATTGACAGCCACAAAGTGCAACAAGGCATTGCTGGCCAAGTTAGATTCAATGGCAGTGACTTTCAAGTCAACGATGGTAATGGCTGGACAAATTTACCAGCGAGTTACGCAACAGTGGAGACACCAGTGCAGGCACAAGATGCATTTCAATGGGTCATTCGACAAATGTCCCGGGAACGTGAAGTAGAAGAATTAGCAAAAACTAATCGAGCAGTCGCCGGAGCATTAGAAGAATACAAGGCAATTGTAGCACTGGCCCAAGAGCGACTTGACATTGTTGTAACATTAGCCAAAGAAGATGCGTAAAATACTAGTAACTGGTGGTTGTGGTTATATTGGTAGTCATGTTGCAAGAGCATTCAAGCAACATGGCGATCAAGTAATCCTATTAGATCGCGAATATCGTGTGCATACTATGAAAGGTATGGACAGTTTTGTTGCCAACGATTATGCCAGTCCTGTGGCTTTGTCGGCCATGGTCATGTATGAACCTGACGTGATTGTGCATTGTGCCGGCACTAGTCTTGTTGGACCCAGTGTCACTGATCCCGGTGAATACTATGACAACAATGTGGCCAAGACCATTGCCATGCTGAATGTGATCAAAGATA